GTTTTCTTTGTTTTGTTTTGTTTTGTATGTTTAGAATTTTTTGTCATTTTTGTAATAGCACTCACAGGACTATGTGCAACACCTGTTAATAAATTTCGTATTAAATTTTTATAGTAATTTGCTAAATTACAAAAAGCGTAGATCACATTGATTAATTCTCGCCAACAACCCCAACGGTTAAGATTGCTGGTGTTCTGATTTGATGTTTTTAGTGGACATAGATGGCTGGACCAGAAGTATCCCTGTCCATCATGTACACTAGAGCTGCATTTGGTAGTGGGTCGCCCAATTGCCAGGCACGCAACTGCTCCTCGAGACGTGCCTGTTGCTCGAAATCCCACCCATATTTTGATATTAATGTAACATAGGTTTCATCAATTGATTTCAAATTACTGCCAGCCATTTTCCAATCTTGAACATATTGTTTGGGTGCAGAAATCGTTGATGTTAATTCAACGACTCGATCTAAAAAGGCATTCAATGGTGGTATAAAGGAACATGATGATTTGAGTCCTAACGCGACACCCCTCATCATTTGCTCACCCGTTAAATTATTGGGCTTATTAACAAAATAACCGAATTTTGATAATACCTTACCAGGCTTAGGTCCGAAACTCAACCCTTCATTTGTCAAATATACGTGATTAGAGCAGAACTCGGCTTCCAGAATGTTACTACGCGGTAAAGCCTCAGCATCGAACCCCAATCGTGCCATTTGACCTTTCCAATTTATTTTATAATCAATGTGTTTATGAGATAGCAAGTTGTCATCACCTTGCACGAGCATTTTTATCATTGTTTTGGCTTGATTGACTGTAACCAACTCGTGCTTTGATACTTCGTCATAAAATATAAAAAAATGCATCAAGCCATTTAACATTGAATTGAACAGACTTGTGAATGGGTCGCCGGATTTTCGTCCTGCAGTCGTTTTATAAAAGTAACCATTCATAGTAACGCCGTGAGTTGCAATATTTGCTCGCATCAAATCCTCAATGGCTTGATGGTCACCTTCTAACAGTTGTTTCATCATCCATATTTCTAATTCCATCAATGCTGCGCAGATTGATGCGTCCCATTTACCAACGTCGTCTT